AATTCTACTGTTTTGACCCACTCTGTTTTAAACCATTCTGTTACTGGATTTGCCTTAGCAACACCTGTAATCAACATGAAAATTAAACAAGCTACCGACAATACGATAAATTCTTTTACTTTACTCATACTTTCCTTCCTGCTGTTTTAAGGTCATCTTTACTAACTACCATGTAAGGACCTTTGTTGTAAGCTGGAACAATAGAGTATTGTTTAGATACTTCAATTCTTTCCATCTGTGTTTTTACATCAATCGTACCACCACCTAAGTTTGTACTGTTTGATAAACTAGGGTAGTTTGGTGTTTCTCTTGTATAAGGAACACTCTGTAGTGGAACGGATTTTGTTTTTACTTTTGGTAATGCACCAAATCTATACTTGATATAATCATCTAGTGTCATCAACATACTATGCAAACCTTTTGATTTGTAATGTTTGTTGTGTTTTCGTAGGTCTTCTTTATACTCAGCAAGTTGATTAGCCGATAGACTATTCATTTTCTTTTTATTCTTGCGTGAGTAACCACTAGATTGATTCGTATAGATAATCGCCATTAATTTACACTCTTGTTTTCTGGAGTTTCTGCCTCTGACATTGCCTTTACTTCAGCATATGTCTTATCAAATCCAACTTTGTAAAATGCGTCAATTGGATTTTCTTGTAGATAAGCAGACAACAAATTAGAGAAGTTGACATCAACACCCTCGTAATATTGAGGTTTATTGTTTCTCAACTCAATGTGGTCTCTACAAAATTGAATACGATTGTCGTATATCTCTTTCTTGTTCTTAGTGTCTTTACTTTTTGCAACATCAAACTCTGCAAAAAGTGTGTGTTTTGAATAAAACGCCATAATATAATCCTTTCTCAATTAATATTCACATACTATACCATAACCGTCTGGAAATGGCAAGCCTTAAAAAAAGCGTGTTTTTGTTGACTTTTCTCGCCAGAAAAGCTGCCAGGATGCGCCAGGAGAGGCGAATCGAAGCCTTCGTGTACTATCCTACCCCCTCTGGAAGTACATCTTTCTTACTTTCTTCTTCAGCCCACTTCTCAAACTCTGATACTTTCTTCTCGTTATGGGCTATACTTACATCACATTGTTTGACTGCCTGGTCATAACTACCATTCAAAATCATACTGCGAATCTTTTTAATATCATCAATGTGGTTCAGGACTTCAATCATTTTTTTTCTCCTTGGTCCTCTGAATTCATTAATAGTACAACATAGTGTACCGCTTTAAGTAGGTCTTTTCTATTCCTACCATCTTTTTTACCAAACCTTGCAAGGTATTTGATTGCATTGGCTTGACAGAAATCTTTGTCTATGCCACAAGACCTCAATAAGTCTTGTACTTGTACGCCTTCTTTGACTTGAGCGTAGTGTTGTCCGTAGGTACTTTTAATATATGTTTCAATTTCTTTTAGTATTTTATCTTCATTATATTTCATCATATTAACTATCTATCCAGTCTGTTGCTGATTCTTCAAAATCATTTGTTTTTATTACTTTATCAATCTGTGAAAAATAGCACCAGTTGGAACCAAAAGTGATTGCACCTGTGTAACCTAGTTTTGTATCATAAGTCTTTGCGTTCAAACTTGTATTATTCTCAGCAGCTATATCATTTACTTCGGTTGCAATACCGATATTTGTAATGACACCTTGTCTGCCTTTCATGTCTTCTATTGTATCACCTAAATTAATTATCATAATGTATCCTTTTGTTAGTGTTTTGTTTTAAATAAATGTTCTTTGTCATAACTAAGACCAAGTGTATAACAAATATAACCTGAATCTTGTTCTTTGTCAAGCCCCTCCGCTTGTAATATCCATTTTATCGCAGCTTCTCTATTTTCTGCACCAACAGAAAGTGCTTCATCAATTCTACTTTCAAAGGCTTTTAGATTATCTTCTTCTTGCCTTTTTTCAATCTCTGCTTCACGCTTTGCTACATCACAAAGGTGGTCTAATTCTTCTTCTAATTCTTTTGTTGACATTGCTTTAAAGTTATAATGTCTACCTTTTACACCGTATGCTTGTTTGTGCATTTCATAAACACTTATTTCAAGATTACTTCTTTCATAATCTTCAACAGTAAAAATACCTTGGTCGTTCCAGAATTTAATATCTTCTACATCCATGCCTGCCCACGAACCTGGATTTTTAGCCATCCATGCTTTAGACTTAGCGTTAATATTTTTGATGTGTTCTAATAGTGTCATTATTTTAGTCCTTTTTTTAATATGTGTTTTACTCTTGCCTCTATTTGTCTAACTCTTTCGGAATGTTTTAAATTTAACATATGAGCAACATCTTTTAAAGTTTTAGATTTAATAATTCTTTCATTTAAAACTACTAACATTTGATTTCTATAATAATTAACATCTTTAATATTTTTTAAAGCGTGTGGTGATATTTTATAGTTCATCAAAATATTTGTTGCTTCTGAGATAGGAGATTTTAAATTACTATCAAAATTCACTATGCCATTTCCATTTCCATGTCGATTACTTCATCAACATTATGTTCATCAATATCTAACAAGTTAACTGCTTCAACAGCCATAATTTTTGCTTTAGCAGCTTCTTTTGTGATAGCATTGTTTTTTAGTTCGATTAGGATTTTATCAACAGCTTTCTCAGCTTGGTCCCAATAGTAGTTTTTGACTTTAGACATAGTGTTTTTCTCCTTTGTTAGTGTTTAAGTTATTCATTAGTAAATCAATAAGGTTATTATACAGATATTTTTTGCATTTGGCAACCTTTTTTTCAAATCTTTTTTTAAGTATTTCATTCTTTTTTACTGTGTAATTCTTTATCATATACACATATCCTACACTAGTTCCATAGTAAAAGCAAGCACTTTTTTCACTTTTTGGCGCTTTTTTTGAATTATTTTTTGAGACCAGGTCTAGGTTTTAGGTGGTGCGACAACCTGCACAGCTAAGAAAGTGTTATTTCCAGTTGTTTTTTATCCATTCTTGCTCAGATTCGTGAGGATTTGGCTGTCCGTGAAACACGGAAACCAACGATTCGCCATTGTGGTCATACTTCATATCTTGTCTGGAATACCTAGTACCACTTCGGTCATACCATTTATATGATTGTGTCCACGAATCGGGAAATGAACCACATCCAGGACTGTTCTTAATAAAGTCAGATATTAGGTTTTGGTCACCTGCAAATTTTCTAAGGTATTCTGGTCTATTGGACATGAATTTATGCCAAATCCGTCCGTGAAGGTCTTGTTGCTTGAACCTCATAATACTGGAGTTCCAGATTTTGGTACTAGGGTTAAAGTCATTCATACCACAGAAATCAAGTTGTGCTTCGTGTGTATAAAAACAGTCTATGTTATCTGTAATCACTACATCTAAGTCCATGTACAATGTAACACCTGGTAGATAAGTGTCAGGATGAAATAGTTGTAATTTATTCCACCACCCTTGTAAGTCTTTTTCTGGAAATTGTCTAATGTCAATATCACCCTCTACCATCTTATGCATTTTAACATGGTCGGTAAATACTACAAAGTTTATAGGAAGTGTGGTGTTTCGTTTCACCATATTGTAGAGTTTTTGTACATACTCTACGGCATACTTATCACCATAACACACACAAGCAAAATTATAATTTATATCATTAACCAATTGTACATCGCCCTCATACTTAAAATTAAATACATCAACTCCATTAATGCTCTTGGCCAATCTCTATCTTTGTAACCAAAATACACCCACATAACACATGCAACTACACTAAGTAACCAACCTACCCATTGAGTAGAAATATTGGCACTTGATAAAATAAATACAGAGGTAACTGCTAACGCAAAACCTAACCAGCGTTCTGGTACTGTACCTTTAAAATATCGAAAGCTAAGCCATCTTCTATTTCTTGTATTGTAAACTGGTGGTTTGCTGTCATGTTTAGCCATTCTTGCACCGTCTTCCTACCTGGTTTAAAAGGTTTTTCTATCTTATCAATTTTACGACTTGTTATCAAAGCTGCCACATTCCTTTGATGTGTAAACGCCGGTGTCATATTTAGGACACCATCTACTGCTGATAATGACATATTTGTCACAACACACCACGAGTCTTTTAAATAATCTCTTATGTCTGTATTCCAAAACTCATTACTTGGTCTTGGTTTATTTCTCATCTTAATTGGTCTATCTGTATATTTTTTAATTTCGTCTGTAACTTGTTTAATCCATTCTTCTTGTGTAAGATTGTTGATATGATAACATACAGTAGGAGATGAAGGACATAATAAAATATGGTCACCACTATCACGCCAACCTTTGAAGTGACAATCAATACCTTGTTTGTCTAATATATTCCACCTGTCTGGTGAAGTAACATGAAATCTGTTTGTGTGAATACCACCTCTACATATTCTAAAATAAGTTGTGTCGTAATTATTGATGATAGGTTCTGGATATCTTGTGATTTGTTCAGTAAGATAACCTACATCTACATACCACCATTCATCACCTCTTTCTTCACATTCTTTTATCTGTCTAATATTTTGACCTGCTAAACCCCAAAAGAAGTGTACATCTTTACCCTCATCTTTCCAACCTTTTTGTATGGCAGGCATGAGTTGATGAGATAAACATTTGTCCCATGGTAAAGTGTGTATATGTATCATCTGCTTTCTATTAAGCCTTTATTAACTTCAATTACATTTTTTAAAATCTGACTGTCAAGAAAATTTGCAAATGCCTCCATGTCTTTTGGAAAACAATTGCCATCATAACCTAATTCTTTTACTTTCATATGACTAGGACCTATATTTTCAAAATCAGCTAGTGTGTTGGTTATCATATGATAGTTATATGTCTTATCTAATTTACTATATAATTCATGGAAGAAGGCAACCTTTGTTGCTAACCAACAATTGTAAACATATTTGATTGTACTTGCACTCTTTTTATCCATAATAATATTTGTTTTAGTATGTGTACATCTAAATGTTTTCATCCACCACTCTGCTTCTTTTTTCAATCCACCCCATATAACATACTCACTATTACTATAGTCCTTTCTAGCATGTGCTTCTCTCAAAAATTCAGGAGAATAAACAACATGTTCCTCATATACTTCTAACATGTTCGGTAAAATGGTAGATTTAATTAAAGTTTTAACATCTCGTAGTTTTACTACAGTTTCATCTATTAAAGAAATATCTTGTTCGCCATCTACTGTAGGTGTAGGTAGACATATAACAGCTCCGTCTATCTTATCTACAAAATTTTCTAATTTGTTATCGTTGTATTTTGGGTCAATTCGTACTACATCATTACCAACATTTTCTAATGCGTCTGCAATTACACTACCAACAAACCCACAACCTATTACTGCTATTCTATTCATTTTAAGTTTATCCTTGTTGTGTCGTAATATATATCAAACCACTCGTCAGCATAATCACTTCTAGCATAATCTTCAAAGTATGGACCACCTAATGTCCAATGTACATTCTTTGCGTCTTTATTATATTCATATTCGCCGACTAACCAGTTCCATTCTAAATCTAGTGTACCAATAGCGTCATCATTTGGCAACCATTTAAATTGATGTAGTTCTAAACCTGTTGCTGTGTTCACATAGTCTGGTGTTAATCTGTTGCATAAACCATTATTGAATATCATCATACTTGACCAGTTTTTCTTTTCAAACTTCTCGTTTTTTGCACCTCTAAATTTAGCATGTTGAGTTGGTTCATAATCATGTTTGCAACACATAACGGAATAAATGTAGTTTCTTTTTTGCCATAACTCAGCTATATCACCTCTAAACATCATGTCACAATCCATAAAGATAGAATACCCTTGGTACTTTCTTAAACTAGGTACCATAAATCTACTAAATGCAAAATCTGTAGATTGATTATCTTGTTTTTCTCTCGTAAATTCTGGTATATTACTTAAACATAATGGTGTGATTGAAACTGGTTGACTAGAGTTTCTTCTTATACTCTCTGCCAGTATGTGATAAGAAATCTTTTCTCCCTCATCATAACCTATAAAAACATCTATCATACTCTCGCCTCCGGACTTCTACCTTTTAGTTTTCTATTGCCTTTGGT